ATCTACAGTATTTTCTGGTGGCTCTATGATTGCTCCAAAAGTAGCAGCAGTTCCATTGGCAAAAATAGCATCAACTATTGATCCATTGTCTGTTGCTGCACAAGCTACTGCAAAAACTGCCAATGTATTAGGTGGAAAAGTTATAGCTCCAATTTTAGGTCAGACTACTGGCGCTGGTAAAGAATCAATTGTTCAAGCATATAAAGCTGGAGCAAAAGGTGGAGATACTGCTGAACAATTTAGAGCAAATATATCTGGTAGAGCAGATCAAACAGATGTATTAGATATTGCAAAAGCAAATTTACAAGAGTTAAATGCTGCAAAACAAGCAGAATATCGTTCTGGAATGGTAAATATTAAGAATGATAAGTCTATATTGGAATTTGGCGATATTGATAAGGCTATTGAAAACTCATTAAACAAGGTTACTTATAAAGGTAAAGTTGTTAATGAGGGTGCAGCTAAGAATCTACAAGAAGCAAAATCAATAATAAATGAATGGAAAAGCCTTGACCCTGTAGAGTTCCATACTCCAGAAGGGTTAGATGCTCTTAAGAAAAAAGTTGGCGATGTTTTAGAATCAATCCCATTTGAGCAAAAAGTTGCTAGATCATCTATTGGCGATATCTACAATTCAGTTAAATCTACAATTCAGAAACAAGCTCCAACTTACGCTAAGACAATGAAAGCGTATTCTGATGCTACAGAACAAATTAGAGAAATAGAGCGTAGCTTAAGTCTTGGTAAAAAAGCATCTGCTGATACATCTATGCGTAAATTGCAGAGTTTAATGCGTGATAATGTCCAAACAAACTATGGTCAAAGAACAAAGCTAGGAAAAGAACTAGAGGCTGCTGGAGGCCAAGAGTTTATGCCTGGTCTTGCTGGACAAGCTCTAGCAAACTTAATGCCAAGAGGCTTACAAGGCGCTGCATCGCTTCCTACTGGATACCTTGCTTATGGAGCTGGAGGAATACCAGCAGCAGCAATTACAGCAGCAACTACATCTCCAAGATTAATGGGTGAGGCTGCTTATGCAACTGGCCTTGCAAATCGTGTTGGTAGAAAATTTGGCGAATTAGTGCCTCCAATAGCAGATCAAAGACTATATAACGCTCTATATCAGTCTGGCGAAATTGAAGGGCTTTTAAAATAATAGCCAATTTTGGCTTATCAGAATAACGCAATATAGATATAATAGGAACAATCATGGCATATACAAAATACTCCCTTACCCCAGCATCTAACAATGCTGCTCCTCCAGATGGCGCTCCAGAAGGGATGCTCCCATCAGCCGTAAACGATACCATGCGTGATATGATGTCGCAGATTCGTGATTGTGGCGATGGTCTGCGTGATGGTACATATACAATGACTGCCGTTAAGATTACTGGCGGTACTATTACTGGTGTTACTTTTACATCAATTGCGGTTACTGGTGGCTCTATTACAGGAATCACAGATTTAGCTGTAGCTGATGGAGGAACAGGAGCTTCTACTGCTGCTGATGCTCGTACAAATCTAGCCGTTCCTGGTACTGCTGTAGCTAATACATTTACTGCAAAACAGACATTTAGCAACTCTACAGGCGGTTCTTCTAAATTCCCTAATATTTTAGAAGCTGCTACTGTATCTGCTACTGCTTCTACAGGGACAATAAATTTAGATTTAATTACACAATCTATTGTTTATTACACAACTAATGCTTCTGGTAACTTCACACTTAATTTTAGAGGTGATGGCACTACTTCATTAAATACTTTAATGTCTACAGGCGAATCCATTTCTGCTACTTTTTTATGCACAAATGGATCTACTGCTTACTATAATTCTGCCGTAACTATAGATGGAACTTCAGTAACCCCTAAATGGCAAGGTGGAACAGCTCCGACTAGCGGTAATGCTAGTTCTGTAGATGTTTATACTTATGTCATTGTAAAAACTGGTTCTGCTACATATACTGTTTTTGCAGCCGTTACTAAATTCGCTTAAGGGTTTATAAATGCCTCGTTTATCTAGAATTGGATCAGCCTGTATAGCAGCTTTTGGTTTTTCTGGTGGCGTTGCTAGTGCTACTTTTCTTGTAGTTGCTGGAGGCGGTGGCGGTGCAACAACTACTGATAGAACTGGTGGCGGTGGTGGTGCTGGTGGTTTACTTTTTTCCACAACAAGTATAAACGCAGCAAGCACATACACTATTACTGTTGGAGCTGGTGGTGCTGCCTCTACAAGCGGATCTAATTCTTCTGCATTTGGTTTAACTGCTACTGGCGGTGGATATGGAGGCAATGTTTCTGTTACTGCTGCAACTGGTGGATCTGGTGGTGGAGCTTGGCACGCTGGAAATGGCCCAGCATCAGGGACATCAGGTCAAGGAAATGCTGGTGGCAATGGATACAATAGTGGAGATGTAAATCTTCAATTTGGAGGTGGTGGCGGTGGTGGTGCTGGCGCTGTTGGCGGTAACGCATCATCATCTACTGGTGGATCTGCTGGAGCTGGAGGAGCTGGTGTAGCAAACTCTATTAGCGGTTCTTCTGTAACTTATGCTGGTGGTGGTGGTGGTGGCGCTCAATATGGATCAAGTGCTGGCGGGTATTCTGCTGGATCAGGTGGATCAGGCGGTGGTGGTGCTGGCGCAAGAGGAAATGTAAATGGAAGTGCTGGAACTGCAACTGCTGGTTCTGCAAATACTGGTGGTGGCGGTGGTGGAGCTGGTCAAGGGTCATCTGGAACAGCCAATGGAGCTTCTGGTGGATCTGGAATAGTTATTGTTTCTTATGAGGGATCACAAATATTCGCTGGTGGAACAGTTACAACTTCTGCTGGAAAAACTATTCATACATTTACTTCAAGTGGAACATTAGCGCCTGGTTATGGAATAACAGCTCTTGTAGTTGCTGGCGGTGGTGGTTCTGGATATGGAAATAATGCTGGTGGTGGTGGTGCTGGTGGTTTAGTTGAAATATCTAGATATTTAGCAAAAGGAACTTCATACACTATTACTGTTGGTGCTGGTGGATCTGGATCAGGAGTTGGAGTAAGTGGAGATGGATCAAATGGTAATAATTCAGTATTTGATGTAGATACTGCTAATGGTGGTGGTCGTGGATCTGGAAACGCTAATTTAAGTGGGGGCAATGGTGGATCTGGAGGTGGTGGTGGTTTTGACGGAGCAAATTATGGCTCTGGAGGATCAAAAACTCAAGGCAATACTACCAATGGAACTGGATACGGAAATAATGGAGCTGGAGGAATAGCAAGTGCTGGCGGTGGTGGCGCTGGAAGTGCTGGAAGTAATACTACTGGTGGTAGTGGTAGAGCAAACTCTATTACTGGATCTTCTGTAACTTATGCAAGAGGAGCATCTATTAATGATGGTGCTGGTTCTGCAAATACTGGTGGTGGTGGTGGCGCTCAATATAATGGTGGATCTGGAGTAGTAATTCTATCTATTCCAACATCTAAATATACTGGCACAACAACAGGATCACCAACAGTAACTACATCTGGATCTAATACTATTCTAAAATATACCAGTTCTGGTACTTATACAGCTTAAACGGAGAAAGAAATTGGGTACTTATGCAAAAGTAGAAAATGGTTTAGTTACACAAGTAATTAAAGCAGATCAAGATTTTATAGATTCTGGCGTTGTTGGTCATGGCTGGGTTCAAACATCTTATAACACAAGAGGTGGAATCTATTACATTCCTGATAGCAACCCTCAAGAGCCAGATCCAGATCAGTCAAAAGCTCTAAGAGCTAACTATGCTGGTATTGGATATATATACGACTCAGTAAATGATGTCTTTTATTCTGAAAGGCCATTAGATATGAATGGTCTAGTATGTAATAGCTGGACTATTGGCGCTCCTACATGGTTATGGAATCCTCCTATTCCTTATCCTACAGATGGAAAAATGTACGGATGGGATGAGGCAACTCAATCCTGGGTAGAAATCACTCCATAATAGGATTTTGTAATGAGCGACTTAAGACTAGGTAGGATAGAAGAAAAACTAGATAAACTTGCCGATGCAGTCGTAAGCCTTGCTCGGATGGAAGAACGGATGCTCACTCTGTTTAAGCGGATTGAGCAATACGAAAATCGTCAAGAGAAGATAGAAGAACGAGTGTCCGATCTAGAAATGGAAGATGCTGGTAAAAACTCAGTTATTCGGATCATAGAAAAAGCAACATGGCTCGTACTAGGAATCGCATTGGCTTTCTTCACAGATATTTTAAAAAGGTAGCCTTATATCCCAATTGGAAACAGATCATCCGTAAGGCATGGTCTATCCGATTTATGACTATGGCTGCCGTTTTATCTGCTTGTGAAGTAGTGCTTCCATTGTATGAAGATACAGTACCTAAAAATCTTTTTGCTACGCTATCTTTCTTTTTTGTTAGTGCTGCTTTTATTTCTAGGATTGTGGCTCAACGGGATGTTTAAAAGACAAGACATAGCTGCAATCAGTTTATCTGCTACGGCCTTGGTCGCTATTGCATTACACGAAGGATATAGAGAAGATGCTTATCTACCCTTGGCTGGAGATATACCTACGATTGGTTTTGGAACTACATCTGGAGTTAAGCTGGGAGATAGAACTTCTCCAGAAAAAGCTCTCCAAGTGGCTTTAAGAGATATACAAAAATTTGAGGGCGCACTAAAACAATGTGTAAAAGTGCCACTCAGTCAAGGAGAATACGATGCTTACATTAGCCTTTCTTATAATATTGGTTCTGGTAGTTTCTGCCGTAGCACTTTGGTTAAAAAGCTCAACGGACAAGACTATGAAGGAGCGTGTAAAGAAATCCTTAGATGGGATCAATTCAAAGGTCAAAGACTTCCTGGGCTAACTAAACGCAGACAGGAAGAATACATAAAATGCTCGACATCCTAATTTCCCCATTTGCTAGAATTATTGGCGTAATCGTGCTTATAGGCGCTTTGTTTGGTGCTGGCTACTACAAGGGCTACTCAGGTGAAAAACAGCGCTTTGACACCTTTAAAGCTGATTTAGAGGCACAAGTAAAAGCACAAGAAGCAGTCAATGAATCCATCAAAAAGCAACAAGATATTATCGGTAAATCTATAAGGTCTGATTATGAAAATAAGCTCAATTCTCTTAAGTCTTATTATGGTGGGATGCGCCAGCAGTCCAGTTCCAACGGCCTGTCCACCTTACCCAGTACCACCATCGGTCTTGATGGAAAAGCCACCAACCTTGAACTTACTTGCGCCTATACAACGCAACAATTAGTATCTCTACAGGATTGGATTGTAGAAGTTTCTAAAACTGGTCGGTAAGGCAGACATACCTAAATTCCTTAACTGGGATGTCGTAGAATAATTCCCCGCTTGGAACTTCGAAGTTCTTAACTTCTATTATGGGGTGCTTCTTTGCAATATCAGCTCTACACCAATACGCATGGCCTAGATCTTGAGTTAGTGCAAAAAATAGAACAGGGAGATCTTGCTGAAATAGCTTATCTTTACGCTGTCCTATATGAATGGTGGGATAGTGGCAGTAAGCCCAGCTACGCACTTCAACTTCAACAAAGCCAACTGGATTTTCTCCTCTTAAAGCGATTAGATCAACTCCATACTCATTAGGGTTTGGGATGCAATTCAGTCCCCACTTCATCTTCATCCACTCGCTGACTGCTTTCCTCGCTGGTGGATCGTACTGGTCGTGTAGGCTCTGGCTGAATCTTTTTCTTGAAGATTGCATCATAGTTGGTTAAATAGGCCTGAGTAGTGTCTTTTTGTCTTTCGTTCATAATTAATGCCACCTGATCTGTAGGGGGTGGCGCTCCTCGTGAAGGACAGCAAGCAGATCTCTTTGGGGTTTAAATTAGAAGCAATTAACTACATTGCCACATACTGTACAAGTGGTCATTTTGCCATTAACAATGATTGTTTGCGTTTGGCAAGCATAAGCTCCTGTAATGCCTAATAACATAAATGTTACTGCTGCTAATAATAGTTTTTTCATCTTGCTCTCCTCAGAACGGAATATCGTCATCTACGATGGTATTTTTAGGCATCTCATCATTGCCTCTGGGCGTAAAGTTATTACGCTCTTTCTCTTTCCCTACGGCAATACTAAAGAACTTGCCATTCTTGCCTTCTTTGATCCATCCGCTTAGCCAATGCTCCTTGCCATTGACCATGATTGATCCAGCATAGTCTGGATGCGTGTCTTTTTCCTTCCTGGTGTTCTTAAATAGCGATCCGCTACCTTCCTTCATTTCGTAAGCCATTATTTTCTCTCTTTCAATTTTGTAAACATTTCCTCAACTTCACTCAAGAACTTCTCTACTTCTGCTTCCATTGCCTTGATATATTCATCATCCCTTTCAAGGCGCACTACAAACAATTGCAAGTCCTCTGGTAGCCTAGGGTCAAACGATACGAAATCGCACCATTGACGGCCTGTTACTGTCATTTGGCATTGCATTTGAGGGACATATTTAGTTGGCGGTTTATCATCCGTCAAATACTCTATATGCGTACTGCTATTTGGACACTTTATTTCGAGCAATCCATCGTCAGCAATACACCCATCAGGACTACAACCAAAATTACTGATACTAGGGTGGTTAATAAAAGCGACTTCATCAACGAATATTCCCATTTTTGCTTCATAAGCGATCCTAGCTAGTGGTTCTGTTGCTGTACCCCATTCCATTGCTGCATTGGTAAACGACTCTCCTGGAACTCCTGTAAGCCTCTGAACTACCAACTCTGTCCTGTAGTTCTTACGGCTGGCAGACTCCCCAGACTTCCCCTTAGAAAGTACATCTGCTATACGGCTGGCTGTTACTTTGCCTAGCCGTTGCAAATGCCACTCTACTGTTCCTTGTTGAATCATTTTTCTCTTGCTTCCATCATTGCATCAGCAATTTCATAAGACTTCATTGTTGCAATTTCAACCCAGGAATGTTCTCCGTCTTTAAGATCAAACTTCCAATCTCCAGCGCATATTCCTTGCATTGTTTTAGCTGCAAAGTAATCCCTCAAATCCATTCCTAGATCATCTTCATTACCATCCATCATTGCTATTGGAAATGCCTTCATACATTTACCTTTTCCATTGAGATCACTTTTAGCTTAGTAGCCATTACAGATAACTCCATTGCTGCTTGTGCTGCTTCTAAATGATTTTCTTTAAGCTCATGGTTATAAAAGCTCTTAAGAGTTTTCATAGCATCTAAGTAAATTTCTGAATAATCGTTCATTCTTTATCCTCGTCAGTATATGGTTCTACATGGCCTTGTCCTAGAGATACATCTGCAAGTTCATTCATTTCCCATTTCCTTGCAAACTCAGCAGACATGGCATCAATTGCAGCGTTCCATCCTAGCATAAAATATTCTTGTGGATGGTAAACAGGCTTGTCTAAACTATTAAAAGCCTCTAGGCAAAGTTTATTAATCATTTTTGTTTAAACCTTAAATTGACTACTTCTTTACTAAACTCTGGCTGAATATCATCTAGAGTCTTGGCACACTTCTCTCTAAAATCAGCCCACTTTTTAATATACTTAGCTTGCTCACTTGCTGGTACATAGCCATACATCTTCTTCCATCGAACAGTAATATCTGTTCCAGCTTTACTATAAATATAATCATTTAGGTTTTGATTCATTTTTCTTGCTCCTATATTTAGTTGCTGCTTCACGATTTAAACAAACTTCACACTTCCATCTACTTGTCTTGTTAGTCTTTACCAACTTAAAACCAATTGTCGGTCTGAAAACCTGACAAGACACACACCACTTCCTATCCACCATCCCAGCCCTCTTTTAAATATCCAAACTCTGACGCATCGCTTACGGCTCTGGTATCTAAACACACATCGCACTTGTCTATCCATATACGATACTCGTGGTCTTTAGGTCTATGAATCCCCCATTTAGCGCCACATTCCGAACAAACATTATCAGGCTGCTCCTGGGCTAACTTCATTGAATTTCTCTTTCATTAAGTTATAAGCATTGGTTATTGGTGGTAATAGAGCTGGTTTAGCCTGATACTTCTTGTATAATTTAGCAAAGGCCACCTTGAGTTCGGCAGGGGTTTTTTGCGCCTTGATTTCTGAAATATCAGCATCCAACGCATCTCCTGTATCTACATCATCCCAAAGATCCTCACCTACATAAAGTGAAAGTCCCAACCCATGTAGTGCGATTGCTTTCGTCAAAGCTCTTTGCATAGCGGTATTTACGGCAAACGCATCAGGGTTAGGTATAGCCTTATTGCGATAGTCCATTACTGGGAGCTGGGCAGTCATAGACTTTCCAAATGCAGTAACAGTACAAAAGACCATCAATGTATCCCCAAACATTACAGGCTGCCCATAAGCCCAGGTAGCGCTTTGGTCATGTTGCAACAATGTATCTACAGCCCATGCCCATGATAAATAGCTAAGATTATTTTTCTTTTCTATCTTGTCTGATACATCTACATTTCTTAGTTCTAAATATTTGCTCATCTTTATTCCTTCACTCTAAATGATGTTGTGCTGTTGATTCCCAGTATTCAAAAGAAACTGTATAAAGTTTTAGACCTAGCTTTGCCCAATCTTTTTGCTCTACACAATCTCTAATGAATTGCTGGAGTTCTACATTATCACAGTCTTGACCAATGGCTTCTCCAAGTTTGGAGAGGTCTGTAGGATCATAGTCTGGATCGTTCTTAACCATCCAGTATGCTTCCTCTGCGATGCGCTCTGCATCTTCTTGGTCATCGTATGGTGCTTCATAGTAGGAGTTGTTGTTATACATATTAAACTCCCCATGCAAACATAGTGCCTAAGATAATTCCTAGAGCAATTACACCAAGCCAATTAATTAAAGTTACTTTCATTTGATACTCCTTCACGAGTGGTTAATGTTTACTGCATGAATTAATACTAATCTACAAATGTAGAGATTTGCAAATATTATTTTCTAGGTACTTTCCCTAGTGTTGCTTTTGCACACTTGTTGTTTTTTTTCACTAATGTAGAATAAACGATCAACTAGGAGAAATCATGGAAAAAACAGCATTTGACAACCTAATGGCAGAGTTTGGCTCAATCAAGAACTTATGCGACAAGATTGGCGTTAAGTATGTTACGGCCTATGCCTGGAAGATGCGTAACGGAATCCCTAAGAAATGGCATAGCGCCATCATAGAGGCTTCAAATGGCAAACTGACGGCAGAACATCTTGGCTAGTCAGAATGTACGCACAATCGCTCTGTACGAGTCTAAAGGCTATAAATGCGATGTAGTCGAAAGCTACAACGCCTTTACCAAGCGAAAAAAAGATTTGTTTGGCATTTTCGACATCGTGGCTATTGGCAACGGAGAAACGATAGGTATTCAACTTACATCCAAAAGCAATATGTCCAGCAGAATAAAGAAAATTGCAGATTCGGATTTCTTTACAGAGATCGTAAGGTCTGGCTGGCGAATCATCGTAATTGGATGGTATAAAAAAGAAAATGGTAGATACGACTACAAAGAGTTTGAGTTTTAGGTTATAGTATTAATTCGTAAGTTGGAGGCTCTAACGACATACCAGCGACTTACGATTACAGCGTTACTGGGGGTAGTTGATGAAACAGCGCAAATATAGGTGGCGAAGATAGTGCCTATTCAACGAAAGACTGTCGGGTTCTGTAACTCCGATGGAGCAGATGAAGGCGAATCTAGGTAGGCTAGGTTCGTTCACCGAAAGAGCAGTAACCTTATTAAAGACTTTAATAATATACCTATAAGTATTAAATACATTTTTAATTAGTACCTATAGGATACAAATGACAGAACAAGAATACATAGAACAAGCTACTAAATTCATGCAGCATGAAAGTAGATTTGAACTATCTGCGTTTCCTTGTCTTGGTGATGATTCTGGTCATGGATACGATCAACACTACATTTACCATGTAGCCTGGGCGCTAAGAAAAATAAAAGAGATAAACCCTAGAAACCATATAGATATTGGGTCTAGCCTACATTTATCTACTTGTGCAGCAGCTATAGTACCAACAACTTTTTACGACTTTAGAGCGCCAAAAATTAGCGTTCCTAATTTAATGGTAGCGCAATACGATTTAACTAAACACTCACTATCAATAGCAGAAAGCGTTTCTTGCTGCCATGTTGTAGAGCATATAGGACTAGGAAGATATGGAGATGAACTCGACAATGAAGGCGATATCAAAGCAATTGCAAACCTTAAGCGAATGGCATCTAAACATCTGCTGTTTGTTGTTCCTGTTGGGAGGCCAGTTGTTGCGTTTAATGCACACCGCATTTACAGTCCTGTTTATATTCGTGATTTGTTTAGCGAGTACGATTGCGAGTTTTATATTATTCCTAATGATGGAAGAAGCCCTTTCATAACTGATGTTACAGAGCTAGATTTACCTTATGCTTGTGGATGTTTTCATTTTGTAAAAAAGTAGTTGCATTTGTAGATCATTGTCGTTTAGTATTTATGAATGAACAAAAAAATTAAAAAAGCTATGCACTATATGTGCGCTGATGCAAGTAGCTGCTTCCCATCCTGGCAAGTAAAAAAGCTAAAAGTAAATTGGCTAAAAGACAGGCTACTTTACAAAGGCATTACCAATGAAGGCGATATTGTTGTAACTCCTGTAGTCATTGCTACAGACTACAACGAAACAAAATACATGATGGATTGTGTAACTGGATCGCTATATAAAAACGGCAAGTGCAAAACTTCTGACTATCTAAAGCTATTAGATGTTGTAGAAGCAGATGGTCTTGCAAAGCAATTGATGGAATTAAAAACTAAAGCATTAGGAGGATAAATGTTAGAGCCAATACCTTTTGCTGGAATGGTGGAGATTGATATGGATACAAACGATTTAGCCGATAGATTAGAGCAGTTTTACTCTGGTACGCATATTCAAAAGGCTGCTGAAGTGCTGCGCCAGCAACAAGCAGAAATAGAGGCATTGAAAGCAAAAACACTAACAGATGAAGAAATAGTAAGCATTTATGAATCGTCTTACTTAGAAAGTGGTTTAGATGAATGGGAATTCGATCCTGTTTATTTTGCTAGATCAATACTAAGAAAGGCACAAGAGAAATGACTCTTGTTAAATGGATTGGAACAATTTTATGTTTGATAGGAATATTCCTAACAAGCATTAATGTTTATCCATATAACATTTGGTATGGGCTAGTAGGAAGCGCTATATGGGCATTTGTTGGTATATACCAACGAGATATACCATTATTTTTAGTAGAGTTTGTAGCTGTTGCGTTTTATGCTTATGGTGTAGTAACCTATTATTTTTCGTGAAGGAGAGATGATGTTTGATAAGTTCTGGGATCTTTATCCTCGTAAAGTTAGCAAGAGAGTAGCGCAGCGTAAGTTTGAGGCTCTAAGAGCAGATGAGCAAAAGCTGGCATTAGAGGCATTGCCAAATCATATTAAATATTGGAAAACAAAAAATACTGAGATGGATTTCATCCCACACGCATCCACTTGGTTAGGGCAGTATAGGTTTGAGGATGAGATCGTCATAGAAGAACCTAAAGTAAATAAACGGCCTGAGTTGCCTTGGTATAGCTCAGAAGAATTAACCATTAAAAAAGCACAAGAGATAGGTGTTCAAGCGTATGCTGGAGAAGGATGGCAACAATGGCGAGCAAGGATCAGCCAAAAGATTAAGCAGCTAGAGGAGCAACTATGAGGGTATTAGTTGCTTGTGAATATAGTGGAATAGTAAGAGATGCATTCATTAAGATGGGACATGAAGCAATGAGTTGCGACATAATACCTACTGATGCTCCTGGCGCACACTATCAAGGATCTGTATTGGATATATTAGATCAGGGCTGGGATCTTATGATCGCTCATCCACCATGTACATATATATCAAATGCTGGAGCTAGACATTTATATCCAAAAAAGATACTAAACAAGGATCGTTATCACAAAGGCATGGAAGCAGTTAAATTTTTTATGGCTTTGTACAACGCAAAAATACCAAGAATTGCAGTAGAAAATCCAATACCATCTAAAGTTTATGGACTTCCACAATATAGCCAAACTATTCAGCCTTATGAATATGGGCATCCATTTCAGAAAAGAACTTGTTTATGGCTTAAAAACTTGCCATTATTAAAGCCTACAAATATTTTACAAAAGGGGGAAAGTACAAAAGTTGTTGGCAATTGGTTTAATGCTGGCGGTAAAGATAGGCAAAAAAATAGAGCAAAAACATTTGAAGGTATAGCTGATGCAATGGCAGAACAATGGGGAAACCTATAGTGAAGAATGGCGCAATGAATGTGAGGCTAGAGAGCTATTAACTTGGCCTTTAGCAGACAGGCGCAAGCAATTAAACCTAATAGCAGATAAGCGTGGCTGGGATGCGATGCTTAAACTTAGAGATGAAATGGAAAGACAATGGAAAGCAGCGAAAAATCAGCACTCAAATCAAGGGACTTCCTCTACAAAAACGGAAAGACCTACGCAGCAGCAAAAGCAAATAGATCTTATCTAGAGTTATTCCTTAAGTCTAAGCTGGCCTTGCTAATGAAGGATTCTATAGAGTCTACTTCTGCTGCTAAAGAAACAGATGCTAAAGCGCATCCTGACTACATTGCTTTGCTTTATGGAATTAAAGAAGCCATAGAATTAGAAGAAACATTAAAATGGGAGCTAGAAGCTGCTAAACAAACTATAGAGATCTATAGAACAGAATCAGCCAACAATCGTGGTTTAGATAGGGCTATGCAATGAGTGATTTGCCATACTACTTTGGCTTGTTAATGATGTCTATTGTGATACTTTCAATATGGATAACATTCAAATAATGTATAGAAATAGAAAGCTGTTAGATGCAGCTAGACAACTTCCATGCCAACATTGCGGAATCCAAGATGGAACAACAGTTGCAGCCCATTCAAATCAGCTTAGAGATGGCAAAGGTAGAGGACTTAAAGCCCATGATTATAGGATTGCGACCCTGTGCTTTAGCTGCCACTCGACTCTCGACCAAGGATCGAAACTCTCAAAGGCCGAAAGGATTGAGATGTGGGAGGAAGCACATCGCAAAACCATTGCAGAATTTTTTGAACAAGGAGTTTTAGATGTCAAATGAACCAATGACACTAAGAGAGATAGCTGAAGTTGAAGGCATAAGCCATCAAGCTGTAGCTGAGATATTAGAAAGAGCTATGTTAAAAATGCGTAAAGCATTATTAATAAGAGGCTTAAAACTAGAGGATATTTTATGAACAACAAGCAAGCAGTAAACGATCTTATAAATTTGTTTACAAGCAGAGAAATTAGTTACAAAGATGCAGAAGTTTTATATGCTGCTATCGCATTGATAAACAGACTTGAAGATGAAAATATAATTCTAAAAGGCCGTATAGACGGACACTCTTGCTTGCCAGGGAATCACTAAAGCTCTAGCGGATCAAACGAACCAAACTCTGTAGCAACCATCTTGGCTCGTTTGCGAAATTTGCTATCGTGTTTTTCCCATCCAAAAACACCCTTTCTATCTGCTGGCTCTGCCCATCTAGAGCAATGAATCATCTCATGTGCCGTAGTAGCAATGCAAGTTAGCATATAGGAAAGTCTATTTCTTGAAATAGTTATTGTATGAGGCTTATCTTTATCTTCTTCATAGCAATAAGTGCCTAAAGCATCAGGATCGCTATTTACAACAAAACGAACAAGCTCTACTGGAGGCATATTCCATTTGTTGTAAGGGTGAAGTTTACATAATGTAATGTATGTATCTTCTAAGAATGTAGCGTTTATTTTCATGCTAAATGCTTCAGTTTTGAATGTGGAATGATTGATCTTGTATCGGTAGAATAAGCTCCACAGGCTTTACATTGATAGCGCTGATACGCACCAGTAGTTGTATATCTAAACCCTTTGCTAACCAATGATGGTTTGGCACAAGTAGGGCAAACAAACCCATTTCGCTCTTTCATTAAGGCATGGTTTATTGGATTCTTAATCCAGGGCAATAACTTGTTATATAACTTTTCAAGCAATACTACATCTTGAATATTATATTCTTCCATTACTTTCCATGCTTTTTTATCGCCAGCCATACACTTAATCCAAAGAGTATGCCCTTCATGGTGGTTTTTCTTTCCAAGACCCAAGCGCTGCGCCACATAATCTAATTTATTGCTTGGAAATCTAAACTGGCTTTTTACCACTCTTAATAGATCAATTTGCTTTGATGGTGGTGGAGGTGGCATCTTGTGAACTAAAAACTCTTTATGCAATGTCGGCATATCAAACTTAGTGCCGTTGTAGTGAACTACTGCATCTGCATCTTCTAGTAGGCCATGTATCCCTTCTAGCATGGACTGAGAGGTGCTTTTTTGTACAGAATCAAAGTAGATCTGCTTTTCCCCTAGCCACTTAGCCGAATAGCACATAGTGTATGATGATTCTAGGAGCTGATTAAGCGATACATTCTGCTGCCACAAACCCCAAACATGAGCCGTATTTGGTGAAGTTTCTATATCCAGTAATAGGATTTTCATTAAGCGCTTTCAGTAATTGCGTTAAGATGTTGAATATAATACAATAAATTCTACTAATTTAATATGGTTATATGGAATCTCGTTTAAAAAACTGGGCTTGGTATGTATCGTATGGAGTTGTATCTCCTCAACCTGATACTACTTGCCGTAGCTTTGAAAAAAACTACATTCCAGAGCTAGGTAATTTGTATGCTGAATCTGAGCCACATTATGAGCCAGATCATGTAGACGGAGATTTAATAGAACAGGCAATTAAGGGTTTGCCATTAGAGTTGCGTAGAACACTTAAAATGCGCTATGTAAGTCATCCTTATGCTTCTACAGGACAATTAGCCCATGCTCTTAGAATATCCCCACATCGGCTAGAAGTAGATTTAGAAAATGCAAAGAAACGACTCCAGCAAGAACTGGATAAAAAAACAAAATCAGCACACTATACGAATTTGCTCAAAATGCAAGGTCAAAAAGACAACGGCTGAAGGAGTCTACGAAATATTCAATAATGGCATGAATGAGCGTTTTATCTGCAAATCTTGTGCAGATCGAAAAACACATTTATAATTTGGCTAGGGAAACTTTGCCCAAAATTTCGTAAGGTTAAATATGAAAATTGCTATTGGGCTATTAGCTCCTAAAGAAGATGAAAAAGAAATGCCAGAAGGCATGGGCTTGCTAGATGAGCCAATGGTAGATGAGGCTAAATACCCTATCTCCAAAGAATCCAACGACAAGATGACTAAAGCCCTAATGGAAACTCGTCATCTAGGTGCTAAAGATCCAGCTAATCCTGGCAGTTTTTGGATGGAAATTGCAGATTTTTGGGAAATCCCAGAAGAATTAGCAAAAGAAAGCACTTGCTCTAACTGCGAGTATTTCGACAATACCTTGGCTGCAAAAGAAGCAATGAAGGTAGTTCCTATTAGCCAGTTTGACAAAACTGGTGGAAATCGTGGCTATTGCCATAAGTACACATTTATCTGCCATGATCTGCGTGTTTGCGATCAATGGGAAGAAAAAGAGTACGAGGAAGAATAAGATTAGACTAGGGATCATAATCCCCTATAGAGATAGAGAGCAGCATCTAACTAAGATGCTTCCTCATACTGTTAGCTTTTTCCGTAGAAATACCAATATTGAGCCTCTGTTCTGTATCGCAGAACAAGTAGATGATAGCCCATTTAATCGTGGCGCAATCTCAAATCATGCTTATGCAGCAATAGCTGGAACTGTAGATTATGTCTGTTTTAACGATGTAGACTATATGCCTATGTGGGCAGACTACTCAGAGCCTAGCTTGCCAAGTAGAATTATCTGGCATGGCATGGCTTCAAGACCAGTAGGGCATGGAACAGATCAAGTAGTAAATGCACAGAGATATGGCCTAGCTGCCGTAGCAGTAATGAAAAAGTGGCATTTTGAAGCCTGTAATGGATATTCCAATACTTATTGGGGATGGGGTTACGAGGATACAGATCTTGCTAAAAGGCTCGAATCAGTCGGTCTGCCACTAGGATATAGGGATGGTACTTTTATCGCTCTAGATCACGATTCAAACGGCTACGATGCCAATGGTGAAACAGAAGCAAGTAAGGCAAATCACAAAAGATTTAGTAATAGGGTTTACCCTAATATGGCAGATGGCTTAAGCAAGCTAGAGGCTAATGTGGTAGAAATACAACAGCATACTGCTAGAGGGTTAGCAGATGGCGAAGAAGCTCCGTTGATATGGTGTAAGTACGATCTAAAGGAAATGTATGAAGATGAGCAAAAAGCAAGCCAAGATCGGTAAGGTCATGGGTGAGTACAAAGAAGGTACTCTACATTCTGGTAAAGGCGGTAAGGTCGTAAAGAACCCTAAACAAGCTATTGCTATCGCTATGTCAGAAGCAAGCAAGATGGCTCGTTATAAGAAATGAAAGTAAGAGAAGCTGCTGGCCTATTCGAGAAGTTAGGCGTAGCTGGATACAACAAACCAAAAAAGACTCCTAGCCATCCTACTAAAAGCCATGTTGTTGTGGCTAAAGAAGGCGATAAGGTAAAGACAATTCGATTCGGTCAGCAAGGTGTAAGTGGTAGCCCAGCTAAAGAAAACGAATCAGCAGCAGATAAAGCCAGGCGTAAATCATTCAAAGCTCGTCATGCAAGCAACATTGCTAAAGGCAAAATGAGTGCTGCTTACTGGGCAGATAAAGTAAAGTGGTAAAACTGTTGTAGAATAGCTACATCATCAACCATCAACCCATAGGGAATGGAATGGAAAGTTCTACAGAAAACAAAGATTTAGAAGTTGCTTCAACCAATAAGGGTGGAGCGCCTATAGGCAATCAGAACGGCAAAAAGGGAAAGCTGTTCTACAACCATCTCAGAGTAGCATTGGTTCAAGAAGATAGCCGTAAATTACGCACAATTGCACAAAAGCTAGTAGATGCTGCTGAACAGGGTGAACCTTGGGCTATCAAAGAAGTAATAGATAGAGTAGATGGCAAAGCTGTACAGGCTACAGAGATTAGTGGTGCAGATGGCAATGCAATAGAGATTAGTCAGATCGAGTTCGTTATCAAACGGCCAGAATGACAAAGTTTAGTATTGAGATCCCTGAGAAGTTAGAGTGTTTACTAGAACCACATCGGATGAAGATCATCTATGGTGGGCGAGGAAGCTCTAAGTCTTGGACTGTAGCCAGGGTGCTATTGGTCTTAGGTAGGATGAAAAAGCTAAGGGTGCTATGCGCTCGTGAGTTTCAGAACTCTATTTCAGACTCTGTTCATGCTTTGTTAGCAGATCAGATTAAGTCTATGGGACTAGAGGATTTCTATACTGTACAAAACACCAGTATCTTTGGTACAAATGGGACTGAGTTCTTATTTGCTGGTTTAAAGCACAACATAACAAAAATTAAGTCGTTTGAGGGTGTAGATATAGCTTGGGTAGAAGAAGCCCAAACTACATCTAAATCTTCTTGGGATGTATTAATCCCTACTATTCGTAAAGAAGGCTCAGAGATCTGGGTAACATTTAATCCTGAGTTAGATACGGATGAAACCTATAAACGCTTTGTAGCTCATCCTCCGAGCTTTGCAAAGGTGGCAAAAGTAAACTGGTCTGATAATCCTTGGTTTCCAAGCGTACTCAGAACAGAGATGGAAGATCTCAAAGAACGAGATATGGATGCCTATCTCAATGTATGGGAAGGCAATACAAGACAAGTATTAGATGGCGCTGTATATGCTACTGAGTTGCGTAAGGCGATGGAAGAAAACAGGATCAAAGATGTTCCTGTAGACAAAGCAATATTAGTGAGTACATTTTGGGATCTTGGCTGGTCGGACATGACAAGCATTTGGTTTGTCCAGACATTGCCAGGTGGCGAAGTTAGGATCATAGATTTTTATCAAGACTGCCAAAAGACCATAGATTTTTATGTAACTCTTTTAAAAGAAAAGGGCTACACTTATAGAGATCATTGGCTTCCACATGATGCAGAGCATAAGAATATGACAGGCCGTAGCACAAAAGAGATTATTGAAGCAATGGGATTACCAGTTAGGATTACTCCTAAACTGTCTATTGCTGATGGTATCAATGCTGCTCGTATGTTGATGAATCGTTGTTATTTCGATCAAAACAAATGTGCAGAAGGTCTACAAGCATTACGACACTATCGTTATGCCGTAGATCCTGATACAAAGATGTTTAGCGACAAGCCACTACATGACCAAAACAGCCATGCTGCCGATGCTTGGCGTTATGTGGCTGTAGGGTTAGACGAGAAGCCTTATACCTGGGATAAGGCATTAGATGTTAAAACTTCATGGATCGTATAAATGGATGACAATAAGTTAAAAGGTATATTAGATAGCGAGATAGAGAACTCTATCGGCTTTGTAGATACCGAAACAACCGAAGCTCGTAGAAAAGCGCTGACTTACTACAATCGTGAGCCATACGGCAATGAAGTAGAAGGCCGTTCATCTATTGTTACTGGTGAAGTAGCTGAAGTAGTTGATGGCGCATTGCCACAATTACTCCGTATCTTTACTCAATCAGACGAGTTAGTTCGCTTTGAGCCTAAAGGACAAGGCGATGAAGAAGGCGCTAAACAAGCTACTGACTATTGCAATCTAGTGTTTTTCCATGATAACGATGGCGTTATCTTGATGCACAACTGGTTTAAAGATGCACTTCTACAAAAGAACGGCATTGTTAAGTACTGGTGGGAAGATAGCGAAGATCCTATCAAGGAAAAGTATAAGAATCTCAATGCAGAAGAATTAACACTTTTGCTTGCAGATGGTCAGATGGAAGTTATCAGCCAAGACATTACACAAGTTGGTATAGACCCAATGGGTATGCCATTGTTGGCTTACGATGTAACCATCAAGAAGAAAAAAGAAGCTGGGCGTGTCAAGATTGAGTGCGTTCCACCAGAGGAGTTCTTGATCTCCAAGCGTGATAAGAGCATTAAAGATGCAAGATTCTGCGCTCATCGTGTAATGATGTCTAGATCAGACTTGATTGCTGCTGGATACAAGAAGGATGTCGTAGACAATTTGCCATCTTATAGCGATCTGACATACACTCCAGAGCGTATTGCTCGATATGATCGTGGCGAGATGCCTGATGAAACTCAATCATTAGATTTCTCAATGCAAGAAATTGAAGTTTATGAGTGCTATATCCGTACCGATGTAGATGGTGATGGCATGGCTGAGTTGCTAAAAGTAACCTATGCTGGCATGAGCGAGATTCTAGATCAAGAAGAAGTGGATCATATTCCATTTGCTTCTATTTGCCCAATCCCAATGCCACACAAGTTCTTTGGTCAGTCTTTGGCTGATCGTGCAATGGACATCCAGTTAATCAAGTCTACAATTACTCGTCAGATCTTGGATAACTTGTACCTAACTAATATGCCTCGTATGACGGCTATTGATGGTCAAGTAAACATGGATGATCTGCTAACTGTTGCTCCTAACGGAGTAGTTCGTATGAAGTCCCAAGGCGCAGTACAGGCTTTGACTGTTCCTCCTACTGCTGCTCAGTCGTTCCCAATGCTCGATTACATGGATCAAGTGTTGCAGAAGCGTTCTGGCGTTACACAGACAAGCCAAGGCTTAGATGCAAACATTCTACAAAACACGACTGCTACAGCTATTGCAGCAATGCAACAGGCTGGCTCTGGTCGTTTAGAGATGATTGCTCGCATCTTTGCTGATACAGGCGTTAAAGACTTGTTCGCTGGCATCTTCCACTTGTTATGCAAATACCAAGATAAAGAGCGTGTACTGCGTTTGCGTGGTAAGTATGTAAATGTAGATCCTCGTAACTGGAAAACCAACTACGATGTTTCTATCAATGTTGGACTAGGTACTGGTAACAAAGATCAACAAATGGCTATGGCTGCTATGGTTCTACAAAAGCAAGAGCAGATCCTTGGTACACAAGGATTTGCAAACCCATTGGTTACTGTTGGTCAATATCGCAATACTCTTGGTCGCTTTATTGAAGCTGCTGGTTACAAAGACTCTAACGAGTTCTTTAAGGAAATTAGTCCTGAGTTGGATGCTGCTATTTCTCAGCCCCCACCACCACAGCAAGCTCCAGTAGATCCAGCAGTGCAGGCTTACATGGCTCAGACTCAAGCTCAGATTCAAGGTGAGCAAGCTAAGATTTCAGCGAAGATTGAAGCAGATAAGTTTAAAGCTCAATCTGATCTACAGCTCGAAAGAGAAAGAAACGCTTTAGAGATCCAGTTAGCTAGAGAAAAAGCTGCTGCGGAGATACAATTGGCTCGTGATAAAGCTGCTGCTCAGATTGAATTAAAATCTGCTGAGTTACAAGCTGACACTCAACTAAGGGCAGCCGAAATGGTAGCTAAAGGCGTTGTTTAATGAATAGAGCAGAACGAGCAAGAAATTATTTAAACGATGAGTTCTTTGTAGAGCTATTAGAGGCTCAGAAGGACTTGTACAAGTCTTATGTATTTAACTCGCCAGAACATGATGTAGAAGGCAGAGAAAGAGCCTTAGTAAAACTAAGAGCTATTGAAGATTTTGAAGCATCTTTGAGATCAATCTTGCAACAAGCAGACATTGAGAAGAAGCGATTTAAGGTTTTTTAACTACCCATAAAAGGTAAAACATGAGCGAAAACACCAACCCACAAGGGAGTGTAGATAACACGATAGGCGGTGCAGCTAACGCATTTATGTCTATTCTTGACCCACAAACCAAGGAAGCGAAAGCTGACCCAGAGGTTCGTGCAGATGACTCAAGCGACTACGAAAGTGGTTACGATGAGCCAGAGGCCGAGGAATCAGATGTAAGTGCGGAAGAAGCTGAATACCAAGAAGAAGTTGAAGAAGAAGCTCCCAAGTACCGAGTCAAAGCAAATGGCGAGGAACTGGAAGTAAGTCTAGACGAACTTTTGAATGGTTACAGTAGGACTGCTGACTATCAGAAAAAGACTCAATCTTTAGCGGAACAACGCAAAGCTGTAGAAGCAGAGCGAGTAAAGATTGATGAAGCAGCAAAGACTAGAGATACTTATGCACAACGACTCCAAGTTATCGAGCAATTGTTAAGCACTCATGATACTGAAAACCTACAGGAATTGAAGGAATCAGATCCAATTGCTTATGCAATTAAGGTAGCAGAGCGTAGTGAAAGGGAGAAGCAGTTACAAGCAGTTCAAGCAGAACGCCAGCGTGTTCAGCAAGAACAGCAGTCCTTACAAGGACAGCGCTTACAACAGCATATCCAAGCCGAGCAAGAAAAGCTAAAGAGCGCTATCCCTGATTTCAAGGATGATGCCAAGGCAGAAGTAATCCGTAGAGATATTCGCAATTATGCAAAATCTATTGGATTCTCTGACCAAGAGCTTTCTCAGGTTTATGACAGTCGTGCTGTACAAACGCTCTATAAGGCTATGCAGTATGAGAAGCTGGTAGCTGGTAAGGCTGGAGTTACTAAAAAAGTAGCATCAGCGCCAAAGACTCTCAAACCTGGAACTTCTAATCCGCAGAGTTCTGAACAAGAAGCAAAAAAGAAAGACTTTGCTCAGTTACGCAAAACAGGCAACAAGCGTGATGCAGCTAAGTTATTTGAACGATTTTTATAATTTTAAGGAATTAAATCATGGCAGCTTATGATCGTTACAGCGCAGTTGGCGCTCGTGAAGATTTATCCGATGTTATTTATGACATCTCCCCTACCGATACCCCAATCATGTCATCTATTGGCAAGACTAAGGCTACTGGTGTTTACCATGAGTGGCAAACAGACAGCCTCGCTGCTGCAACCACTTCTAACGCATTAGTTGAAGGTGCTTCTGCATCTGAGGCTACTCTCTCTCCAACAACTCGTTTAGGCAACTACACACAGATCGTTGGTAAGACAGTTATGGTTTCTGGCACTTTGGAAGCAGTAGACAAAGCTGGTCGTAAGTCTGAAATGGCTTATCAATTGGCTAAAGCATCTGCTGAAATCAAGCGTGATATCGAAGCTATCATCACAGCTAACCAAGGTCAATCTGCTGGTTCAAGCGGTTCTACTGCTCGTAAAATGGGTTCACTCCTGTCTTACATCAAGACCAACAGCAACGAAGGCTCTGGTACAACTGCTGGTGTAGACCCAGTAACTATCGGTGTTTCTACTCGTACTGATGGAACAACTCGCACTTTCACAGAAACCATCCTCAAAGATGTTATCGCTAAAGTGTTTAGTTCTGGTGGCACACCTACAACTTTGTTTGTTAGCCCAGCGCAAAAGCAAGTTGTTAGTGGCTTTACTGGTCTTGCAGCACAGCGTTATCAAGTTCCTACAAACGGACAAGCTACTATCCTAGCTGGTGCTGATTTGTATCAATCTGATTTCGGTGTATTGCAGATCGTTCCAAATCGCTTCATGCGTACTCGTGATGCCCTCGTACTCGATCCAGAGTATGCAGCTTTGGCATACTTGCGCCCATTCCAAACAATCGAATTGGCAAAAGTTGGTGATGCAGACAAGACACAAATCTTGGCTGAATTAACACTCGAAGTTCGTAACGAAGCTGCTCATGGCGGTGCATTTGACTTGTCATAAGTAGTAGTTTTAAGTAGAATCAGGGGTGGGATAACTCACCCCTTTTTCTATGATTACATACCTTCAAGGCGGTTTAGGCAATCAGATGTTCCAGTATGCTGCTGGACTTGGGGTAGCAGAACGATTAAAAGAGCCGTTGTTTATAGACAACAGCTTCTACAATCAGCATAAACACAGGCAATACGAATTAGGTTCTTTCCCAATATCGGCAGAAATAGCGCAGCAAATAGATACGCCAATATTAGAAAAGGGCTTTAAATTTCAAGAAATATCCCAATCTGGGACTATGGTAGGTTACTGGCAATCAGAGAAGTACTTTGAGCATATTGCTGACAAGATTAGACAAGAGTTCAAGCTGCCAAAGCATGACATAGATTCAGATATGGTCGCAGTATCCGTTAGGCGTGGAGATTATTTAGCGCTTGGCGATGTGTTCCACATCTTAGACGAAGAATATTATGGGGATGCTAGAGAGGTATTCCCAGATGCTACTTTTGTAGTATTTTCTGATGATCCTGAGTGGTGCGAACAAAACCTAGAATGGGCAGATGTAGTTGTAAAAGGCAATCCAGCAATTGTAGATTTAGCTTTACTGGCATCATTTAAAAATCATATAATAGCTAATAGTAGTTTTGCCTGGTGGGGTGCATGGTTAGCCGATGGAGATACAGTAGTATCTCCTAGAGATTGGTTTACCAACGGCCTTGATACAACGGATTTGATACCTGATAGGTGGATTAAGATTTGAAAAAAATATTAGAAGTTCAAAATGGCGTTGTTAGAACGGCTTATGACGATGGTAATGGTGGCTTAATTATTAAGCACTCTACCGATCTAACGGATTTCATAGAGCATACAAAAGCTCAGTTCAACGACAATAGCGGAACTACTGGATGGGGTGATAATCCCATTGATCGTAAGAATAAGATTGCATCCTTGCCGACTGAGATCATCAATGAACTCAATCAAAAAGGGATTATGCGTGGTTATTACATCATGGATCAAAAAGCTATGAAGAAATGGCTAAATGATCCTGATAACAGGGTGTTTCGTACTCGTGGGGGTACAGTATGAGCAGAATTGCTATCTGTATTCCAGCTAGAGGTCAAATGGAGGTGGCTACAGCGTTTGATTTAGCTGCCTTGGTCGGTTACACCATCAAGACTTCTAAACACGATCTAGACATCTTTACGGCTGCTGGAACGCTTATATTTGACCAGCGCAATAATTTGGTTAAGACTGCATTAGAAACAAAAGCAGACTATGTGCTGTTTATTGATGCAGACATGAGGTTTCCAAAGGATACCTTAAAGATTCTAATGTCCCATAATAAAGACATTGTTGGTGTAAATGCTACAACTAGATCTGAGCCTGTAATCCCTACGGCTAAGAATATTCAGATTAATGAGAATGGATCTATAACCTGGCTTCCTGTTTATTCCAACAAGATGAAGGGAATTAGCAAGGTAGACGGCATTGGATGTGGGATTCTTTTAATTAAGACATCAGTATTTAAAAAGATTGAACGGCCTTACTTCTACTTTGAGCAATTGCCAAATGAGAAGATTTTGGGTGAGGATATCTATTTCTGTATTAAAGCTAAAGATGTTGGCATAGATACTTGGGTAGATCACGACTTATCTATGGGCATAAGGCATATTGGTAGCTATGTTTATAGCTGGGAAAATATTAGTAAAGATTAAAGGCGATTATGTCATTCACTAGCTATTCTGCATTAAAAACGGAGATTGCTGATTATTTAGGCCGTTCAGACCTAACAAGCAAGATTCCTACATTTGTTACATTGGCAGAATTACGCTTATCTCGTGATTTGCGTACTCGTAAGATGTTAGCATCTGCTACTTCAACAATGACTGCTGGTGATGGCAAAATGGCATTGCCATCTGATTTCCTTGAGATGCGTAATATCTACACTCAGGGCAATCCTCGTATGCCTGTTACTTATCTTTCTCCTAGTGCATTTATGCGTGATGCTAGAGCAGATGAGTCTGGCTTACCAGTTTTTTACACAGTATTGGGAGCAGAGTTTGAGTTTGCACCAAAGCCTGATACAGCCTATGTAGTGGAGATCCTTTATTTTGCTAAACCTACCCCTATGTCTGACAGCGTTAGCTCTAATGCTTTTTTGGCTAACTATCCTGACGCTTTGCTATACGCTTCTCTTTTAGAAGCAGAGCCATACCTAATTAACGATGCCAGAGTAGCAACTTGGGCAGACTTATATAATAGAGCCATACAAAACATTAATAGCTCTGACCAAAATTCGGAATACTCAGGTGTTCCATTAACAATGCGTGTTACTTCTAGATAAGGAATCAAAATGGCTGAAATGTCAAACTACCTTGAAAATGCGTTAATCAACGCAACTTTGAGAAATACATCTTATACATCTCCAGCTACAGTTTATGTCAGCTTGCATACTGCTGATCCTACTGATGCTGGCACAGGCACAGAAGTTACTGGTGGCTCTTATGTTCGTAAAGCTGCAACCTTTGGCTCACCTAGCAATGGCGTATCTGCTACTTCTGCTGATGTAACCTTTGACCAAGCTACTGCATCATGGGGAACAATTACCCATATCGGTATTTGGGATGCTGAATCTACAGGCAATATGCTGTATCACACACCATTGACAACATCTAAAACTATTGACTCTGGCGATATTTTCAAGATTGCATCAGGTAGCTTAACTGTTACATTGGCATAATGGCTTTAACTCTCGAACAGCTAGATCAGTTCGGGACTTTAGAGCAAGTACCATACTCATTTGACCACAACTGGGAAGTAGACGAAGTATGTGGTAATTGGCGATTAGAGGATATGGATTCTTTAGGGAATCTAGATGAACTCAATATATCGTTTGATGATGCCGTATGGACTACTTTATGCGTTAAGTTCCCAGGAGCTGCCGTATCTGCAAGCGCAGATGTGGTCGCTGACGGATCTCGTATAAGATCTAGCGTAGCAAATATTACGGCAGATGCCACAGTAAATGCTGCTGGCATTAGAGTGGCGGTAGCAGAAGCAGCTATTACTGCCAATGCTCAAGTGGAGTCTGAGGCTTATAGAATTAGGTCATCGTCAGGCTCAATAGAAGGCTCTGCAAGCGTTGTAGCTGCTGGAGCAAGGGTAGCGGTAGGTGAGGGACAAATAAATGGATCGGCAAGCGTTATTGCAGAAGCAACAGCAATACTTTCGGGATCAGGCGTTATCAATTGTTCGGGAAGTGCAGAATCAACTGGCATACGGATACGCACTTCTGTCGGTGCAATTACGGCAAGCGGAACAGTTAGCGCAGATGCCATTAGAGAAAGAACATCCGAAGGACAAATAGAAGCAACTGCATTAGTAACTGCTAATGGTGGTGTTTTATATGATGGTGATGCTGAAGTATTCTGCGAGGCTTATGTAGATGCAGAAGCTATGGCTATCTATTCTGCAAATGGTACGATAAATAATACGACTTTTGTAGTATGCGCTGGAAGCCGATTAGGTGATAATTGGACAAACGAAACTGCTGGATCAGAATCTTGGACAGGAATTACACCAAGTACAGATACATGGAACTTAGTATCTAGCGGATCAGAAGATTGGATTCCAGTTACTACATCTGATGATGCTTGGACAAATAACAATATTGGAAGCGAAATATGGCGCTAAGTAGAATTACATTAGGGGAGTGGACTCCTGACCAGCCAGGACTTGCAAATGGCTTACAACGAGCTGAGAATGTATATCCGAAGGCCGTTGGTTATGGAGCAGTCCCTACTGTAGTAGACTATTCTAATGCTGCATCTGAGGATCTAAACAATGTCGTAGCTGGTCGCACTACTGTTGGCGGTACTATTCTATTTGCTGGTGGAGCTACCAAGCTCTTTAAATTAGACTCATCAGATCTATCTATGGACAATGTGTCCAAATCTGGAAACTATACAACTCCTACAGATCAACGCTGGAGATTTACCCAGTTTGGTGATGTCGTTATTGCTGCTAATGGATACGATAAATTACAGGGATTTAATGTTAATTCAGCCTCTTTATTTGCTGATTTGGCTGCTGATGCTCCTACAGCACGATATGTAACGATTGTGCGTGATTTCGTGGTGGCTGGAAATATTCAGTCAGATTACCCTAATCGAGTTCAATGGTCTGCGTTAAATGACGAAGCAAGCTGGACTACAAGCGCAACAACTCAAGCAGATTATCAGGATATTCCTGATGGCGGTACTGTAGTTGGTATTACTGGTGGCGAATTTGGACTGATTCTAATGGATCGCTCTATCTATCGTATGTCGTATGTTGGAAGCCCATTGGTATTCCAGTTTGACAATATTACTCGTAACCTAGGCTGTTATGAGGCAAATTCGGTTATTCAATACGCTGGAATGACATTCTTCTTGGGTGATGATGGATTCTATGCTTGTGATGGTCAGCAGATCCTACCTATTGGAAATGAGAAAGTAAATCGTTACTTCTTTGATGATGTAGATCAAGGTACTATTTATTTAATGTCTGCTGCTGTAGATCCAGCTAAAAAGCTCATTATTTGGGCTTATGCCTCTAAGAACTCAGCAACAGTAGATAAGTTAATTATCTACAATTTTCAGACTCAGAAATGGTCTAGCGGAACAACTACTGTAGATCGTATTGCAACAACTTCTACACCAGCAGTAACACTAGAAGGTATGGACACATACGGAACACTAGATACTATTATGACTAGCTTTGATAGCCGTCTATGGTTGGGTGGTAGATTGCAGTTAGCTGGTGTAAATGGCACAAAGATTGTTACATTTACTGGCGCTAATGCAACGGCCTATTTAGAAACTGGTGATGTTGAAGTTCCAGGATCTACATCTGCAATCACGATGATTAAGCCACTTGTAGATAATGGTTCTGGAAATGTGGCAGTATCCACAAGACGATTGTTAAATGAAACTGTTAGCTATGGTAGTCAGTCCACAGCAGACTCGGAAAATCGTGTAAGTATTCGTAGCGTTGGTCGCTATCATCGTTTACAATTATCACCTACAGGATCGTGGACAACTGCGATTGGAATGGACATAGAGCTGAATGGTTTAGGAACTAGATAATGTTTAGACGATTACCCCCTTTTGGTGGAGATCAGCGAGCTGTCGCTGAAGTCGTTAATAACATTATGGATGGCAAAACCAACAATACTGGTTCTGTTACTTTAGCCACAGGCAATGCAACTTCTACTACCATTACAGATGCTCGTATTGGTATAGATAGCGTTATATTATTAGTCCCAAAATCTGCTGCTGCTATTGCTGATACTGCTCCTTATGGTGCATTTCAAAGTTTAGTAGATCAAACTATTGCAAGCACTACTGCTGCTTATGCAATGACATTGGATACTACAGACTATACAAATGGGGTGTATCTTTCTAATAGTTCTAGGATGAATGTTAGAAATGCTGGCATCTACAATTTACAATGGTCTGGGCAGTTTGAAAATACAGATAGTGCAGATCACGATGTTTATGTTTGGCTAAGAAAAAATGGAACGGATGTAGTCGCATCTACTGGCCTTATTTCTGTCCCTGGAAAGCATGGCTCAATTAATGGGCATACTATTGGTGGATGGAATTTTTTTATAGAATTAGCTGCAAATGATTATGTAGAACTATATTGGTCAGCAGATAGCACAACTGTTTCTCTACAATTTTATGCTGCTGGTACAAGCCCTACAAAACCATCTACTGCATCTTTAATTACAACTATGCAGTATGTAGCTCCTAATGCTATGGACAATGTATATATCAGCTCACAAGCAAACGGAAGTGCAGTAATTTCTCATTTTGCCAATAGTACGGCAAGCAAAACTTATAAATATGTAATAGTAGGATAAAAGGAAAAGTCATGGCAACAGTAAGCACAACATCTAGTATTGATCCAGGCATATTGCCGTATATCACTACTGGTCTAGAGAGAGCTAAAACTCTATTCTTGGGCGATCAACAGCCTTCAATGTACCCTGGGCAGACTTATGTAAGTCCATCTGAAGAAACAATGACTGCGCTGCAACAACAGCAAAACATTGCTCAACAGCAAAGCCCTTCATTGCAAGTTGGTCAAAATGCTTACTTGCAGTCTTATGGTGGTTTAGCTAATACTGCTGCTGGTGGATTTTTACAAGGTAATCCATATCAACAGCAGATGATTGAAGCTGCTACTAGACCATTGGTAAGTCAATACAGTAATCAAGTATTGCCAGGAATTGCTAGTCTTTACTCTAAGTCAGGTCGTTATGGTTCTGGCGCTATGCAAGGTGCATTAGGACAGGCTACTGAGCAATATGGGCGTGCTTTGGGTGATGTTTCAGCTAATATAGTTGGCACACAATACGATCAAGAACGAGCAAGACAGCAACAAGCTATGATGGGTTTAACTAACCTAGCTCAAGCTGCTCCTTCTATCTACGCTCAACAATATTTGCCTTCACAGCAATTAGCTCAAGTTGGCGCACAAAGAGAAGCGATTGCAGCACAGCCATTACAAGAGGCTATGCAGCGTTATTCTTTTGGTCAGCAATTACCATACCAACAGTTATCAGGCTACCTATCATCTGTATATGGCTCTCCTACTGCAAGCTATGGCACAACTAGTCAAAATATGTCTACAAATCCAACTGTAGGCGCTATTGGTGGTGCATTAAGCGGTGGATTATTAGGGTCATCTATTGGTGGTGCTTTTGGTAACTCAATGCTAGGCGCTGGTTTAGGTGCTTTAGGTGGTGGATTGCTAGGTGGCTTTGCTTAATGCTTGATGGGATTGCCTATCAAGAAGAAAGTTTTAAAGATTTTATTGTAGAGTTTGATGCTTTATTAAAGCCTCACATGGCAGAAATAAATGTATCAGAAAGATTAGGATTTAAGTTTAAGCCTGACTACAATAAATATGTAAAGTTGCAAGAAGTTGGAATTTTGGTGGTAGTAACTTGTAGGCATCATAAGAAGTTAATTGGATATACAGTATTTGGTATAACCCCTCACATTCGATATGGTGATTGCAGTTTAGCTAAAGAAGATTTGTACTACATAGTTCCAGAATATAGAGGCAAAGGAATAGGCAAACAATTGTTTATAGAAACAGAAAAAGTATTAAAAGATAAGGGTGCAAACCAAATTATTTTTACTACTAAAACCTATAGCGATAACAGCCATATTTTTGAACAGTTAGGGTATGAATTTTTTGAAAAATCATTTACTAAGAGAATATTATGAGTAGCGGAAATACATACAACTGGGAAATGACAGGGCCACCTGATGAGGTAACAATTGCAACTAATCCAGAGGCTGTTGCTGATTGGAATAATTATGTAGCAGATGTTAATGCTGGTCAGGCTCAATATAATTCAGCACTTCCTCCACAGGCTATTGATAATCCTGTATATGAAGATCCTGGATATTGGAACTCAGGAAAAGTAGCTTATCAAACTGGCGGTGGTGAAACAGCTTATGCTGAAGCATTTTTAAGGCCAGAAGATTATGTAAGTATGGGCTATGCTGCTCCATATACAAGAGAGCAAATCCTTGCTGCTGTAAATCCTGAGAATATTCGTTATGGATATCAAAACACTCCATACGCATCAGTATTTGGCGCATCAGATTTAAGTGGTGGTGAATATGTAATAAATCCAGAAACAGGCAAATTTGTATTAGATCAGTCTGGTAATCCTATCCCTGTACCAAGAGAAAAGCCATCAGGAGGATTTGATGACTTTATGGCAGATAAATTAATTCCAGGATTAATTCTTGCTGGTGCTGCTGGAACTGGATTAGGCGCTCTTGGTTTATTAGGCGCTGGTGGATTAACTGGTGTTGGTGCATTAGGCGCTACAGGAGAAGCAGCTACTGCTGCTGCATCTTTAACTGGTAATGCTTTCTTAGATTCTGCTATTGCTAGTTCTGCATTAAAAGGTGCTGGATATGGCGCTTTAACAGGCGGTGTTACATCTGCCTTAACTGGTCAAGATGCGCTTAAAGGTGCTTTGATTGGTGGCGCTACAGGCGGTATCTTAGGTGGCGGTGAAGCTGCATTATTCCCTGGCGTTGCAGAAGCAGCCAAGGGATCTGTTTCTGCTAGTGGTTTATTAGGAGCTGGTCGTGGAGCTGCTGGCGGTGCAATTAATACATTGCTAGGCGGTGGCGATCTAAAGAAAAATATTCTTTATGGTGGTGGATTAGGCGGTGCATTAGGCGCTGGTTCAGAGTATTTCTTCCCTACAGCTCCAGCCAATGTTACTGGTAGAGAAGGCGAAGCTCCAAGATGGGCAAGCATTAAAGATTCACTAGAAAACGCTAGACAATCTGCCGATTACTTTGATAATTTAAAGTATGGTGAAGTATCAAATATGGGATATGCTGGTCAGCCGTATTCTGGAGAAGGATTAAATCCAGCAGCTAGAACTGGCGGTGGCTATGATGTATTAAGCCCAGAATATATTACTAATCGTGGTGGTTATGGCGCTGGTGGATATACTGGAATTGGATTAGATCCAGCAATTGAGCAGTTATATGGTGGCATTGGCTTAAACCCTAACCTTAACTACAATACTGCTGGATTAGCAAATACTGCTGAAGCTCTTTCACAAGCATCAGGTGTAGATATTAATCGTGCTGAATTTGCTGGTCGTGGCGGTTTAACTGCCGATCAAGAAGCTGCATTAGATCGTGCTTTGACTGCTGCCGATTATGCAACTCCTACAAACTGGTTTAGCGGTTTAGGAAACTTAGGAACAATGTTAGGTTTAGGTGCTTTAGGTAGAGGCGCTGGCGGTGGTGGCGCTGGAAAAGCTGGCGTTGGAGCTGGTGGATCATTTGTTCCAAAAGGAATGGTAGATTACTCTGGAATCCTTAATTTATTAGCACCAAAATCATCTACTAGATCATCATTATTAGGATAAGAAAATGGCACTTGAAGATATCGCACCTGGAGTATTCGGACAATTCCCTGATATGTCTGGATCACTATCTCCAGAACAAATCCAAGCATTGCAGTCTAATGCTGCAAAACAAGCATTATTAGCTAGTGCTGTAACTATGCTTGGTATGTCTGGCGCTCAAAGAGTCCCTGTAAGCACAGGACAGGCTTTAGGAGCTGCATTAGGAGCTGGAGCTGGTGGATATCAATCATCTTTTGATAATACACTTAAGCAAATGATTGCTGGTCAGCAAATGCAAGAATATAAATCTAAAGCAGATGCTCGTAGAAAGTATGAACAAGCTCTTACTGGCGCTACTACAAGACAGCCACAAGGCATCCAAATGGCAACTGGCCAAGGATCTCAATTAGAAATGCTATCTCGCCCTGAGTTTGGTGGAGATATGGCAGAAGCTGAAACTGTTGGCGCTTTAAAGGCTAACTTACCAATGCGTGATGTTGTAGATCCAGCCAAAGCAAATCAAGCTGTATTGGATTATTTAAGAGCTACAGATCCAGCAAAGTTTTTAGAATTAACTGCTAAAGCTGCTAAAGAGCCAGGAAAAGTTCAAGAATACGAATATGCGAAAACACCAGAAGGCGGTGGTTTTAAGGGGTCTTTTGTAGACTATGTTAAAGCTGGATCTCCTGGAGGGGTAAATTTAAGCATTAATACTGAAAAATCATTTGGTGGTGAACTTGGAACTCAATTAGCAAAACAAGATGCTGAAAAGTTCAATGCAGCAGCTAAAGCACCATCTATGCTTTCTAACATTAATGCTACTAGAGATCTTTTAAATAGCGGAAATGTTATTACTGGTGCATTTGCTGATGAAAAGCTAAATGTTGCTAGAGTGGGTCAAGCATTAGGAGTTACTGGTAAAAGCACAGATGAAATGGTGGCTAATACTCAAACATTGTTTGCTAATCGTGCTGGAGCAGTTTTGGACTCCATTAGGGCTTCTGGTCTTGGTGCTGGTCAAGGATTCTCTAACGCAGATCGAGATTACTTAGAAAAAGCAAAAATGGGTGGAATTAAATTTAGCCCTGATGCAATGAAGAAGCAGTTAGATATTGAAGAAAAAGTTGCTAGAGCTACTGCTGGAGCATGGAATGAGCGCTATGAGCAAATGCCAGAAAGCGCTAAAAAGCCATTAGGGTTAAATAGAATTGAACTTCCAAATGCACAAGCAACTGGCACAACAACAGGCGTTAAAAAATATAACCCATCTACAGGAAAAGTAGAATGATTATTGACATTCCAAAAGTAGGGCAAGTTGATTTTCCAGATTCAATGTCTGAAAAGGAAATTAATGCTGCTTCAAAAAAGTTATATGATGAAGCTAATGTTCCAGAAAAATCAATGTCTGCAAAAGAGGTAGCTGGATCAGCAATTAGAAACCTTCCATCATCTACTGCTAATCTTTTCAGCAATCTTATTGATGCTATTTCAAGCCCACTTCAAACTGGTAAAGCAGTTCTTGATGTTGGCGCTGGAGCATTACAAAATGTATTGCCAGAAAAACTTGTTCAAGCAATTGGAGAAGATAGACCATCTAGAGAAGCTGCTAATGCAGTAGGCCAGTTTTATGCAAACAGATATGGTTCTGTAGAAGGTGCTAAAAAAGCTATTGCGGAAGATCCTGCTGGGGTTTTGGCTGATTTATCTACAGTATTTTCTGGTGGCTCTATGATTGCTCCAAAAGTAGCAGCAGTTCCATTGGCAAAAATAGCATCAACTATTGATCCATTATCTGTTGCTGCACAAGCTACTGCAAAAACTGCCAATGTATTAGGTGGAAAAGTTATAGCTCCAATTTTAGGTCAGACTACTGGCGCTGGTAAAGAATCAATTGTTCAAGCATATAAAGCTGGAGCAA